TGCGAATGGCGACCGCGAAGGCCTGCATCGCTGCACCTACCGCGACGGCACTGTCATCGAGTACGACAGCGTCGCCCACCACCTGAACGTCACGCTGGCCGAAGGCGGCACCACCAACCTGACCAGCACGGGCGGCATCCACATCGTCGGCCCGATCACCCATGAGGGCGACTACACCCAGACCGGCAACCAGAACATCACCGGCAAAGTCACCGTGTCTGTGGACGTGGTCGCGGCCAACATCAGCCTGGTCAACCACCCGCACGGCGGCGTCATGCCCGGCGGTGCGAAAACAGGTAAGCCGGAATGAACCGAGAAACCGGCGCGGCCCTCGGCTTGGTCGAACACATCGCCCAATCCATCACGGACATCCTGACCACACGCATCGGCACCCGCGTGATGCGCCGTGAATACGGCAGCCTGCTGCCTGAGCTGGTCGATCAGCCGTTCAACGACTTCACCCGTTTGCAGGTCTACGCAGCCACGGTCATGGCGCTGATGCGATGGGAAACCCGCATCAGCCTAAGTCGTATCCAGTTCATCGGCGCGAACCTTCAGGGCCAGGCGTCGCTGGAGTTCGAAGGCACCATTGTCGATAAAAATCAGCCGCTGAGTCTGAACGTGCCTCTGCAACTGGGAGGCAGCGTATGAATAGTTTTGTCGCCATCGACCTCGGCCAACTGCCGGCGCCGCAGATCGTCGAACAGATCGATTACGAGCAGATCCTCGCCGAACGCAAGGCCCACGCCATCAGCCTCTGGCCAGCCGAGGAACAGGCCGAGATTGCCGCGCGCCTCAACATGGAGTCGGAGCCGCTGACCAAGCTGCTCGAGGAAAATGCCTACCGCGAAACCATCTGGCGCCAGAGAGTCAACGAAGCCTCCGTTGCCAACATGCTCGCCCTGGCCAGGGGTACCGACCTCGAACAGCTCGCCGCCAACTTCAACGTGAAGCGACTGGTCATTCAAGCCGCAAACCCGACAGCTGTGCCGCCCTTACCCAAGCTGATGGAAAGCGACGACAGCCTGCGCGAGCGCGCACAGATGGCATGGGAAGGCCTCAGCACTGCGGGCCCGCGCAACGCCTATATCTTCCACGCTCGTTCCGCTGACGGTCAGGTCGCCGACGCCACCGCTGAGAGTCCGGCGCCGGCCGAGGCGGTAGTCACGGTGCAATCCGTGCTGGGCGATGGCACCGCTTCACAAGCTCTGCTGGATAAGGTCGAAGCCTATCTCAGTGACGACGACCGTCGGCCCGTGGCGGATCGTCTGACGGTCCAGGGCGCGGAGGTCATCAACTACCAGGTCAAAGCCAAAATTTACCCGCTGACCAGTGGCCCCGAAACCGAACTTGTCCTCGCCGCTGCCGAAGCTCAGCTACTCAAATTCGTGCACCAACGGCGGCGCCTCGCGTTGGAGGTCTCTGAATCCATTGTTCACGCCGCGTTGCACGTAGAAGGCGTGCGCAAGGTCGTGCTGGAAGATTGGGAAGACATCGTCGCCACCAAATACCAAGCGCCGTACTGCACGAAAATCGAATTGGCGTTGGGGATCGAATGATGACCTATCAAACGTTGCTGCCAAGCAATTCGACGCCGCTGGAATTACAGGCCGCGGAAGCTCTAGCACAGATCCAACGCGTACCCATTCCCCTACGCACGCTGTACAACCCGGACAAATGCCCCCTGCCCTTGCTGCCGTATTTGGCCTGGTCGTTTTCAGTCGATCGCTGGGACTCTCAATGGTCCGAATCCGCCAAGCGCTCAGCCATCAGCTCGGCGTATTACATCCACTCCCGCAAAGGCACGCTCGGCTCACTGCGACGCGTCGTCGAGCCGCTGGGTTTTGCGATTGAAATCGTGGAATGGTGGCAGACCATTCCGCTCGGTCCGCGTGCGACGTTTGCCCTGAACATCAGCGTGTCCGGAACCGGCATCACCGAACAGATGTACCAGGAACTGACCTGGCTCATCGATGACGCCAAGCCTCTCACCCGCCACCTGACGGGCCTCGACATCATTCTGGAAACACGCGTCGAGTCCTATGCGGCGATTGCTACCGATGACGGCGACGAAATCGATGTTTACCCGTGGATAAACCCGGACATCGACGTGTTCATTCAGAGCTACGGCGGCGCAAGTATTTACACCCTCGATGAAATGGAAGTGTACCTTCATGGTTGATAAGAACACCCTGTTCGGCGGCATGCTCACCACCCTCGGAGCCGCCAAGAAAACCAATTGCGACGCCCTCGGCATTCCTTGGGAGCCGAGCCATATGTTGATCGGTGATGCCGATGGTGCCGATCCTGTGCCTGACCCTGCGCAAACTCGGCTCATCAACCCGGTACACCGCGCTCCGCTCAATCAGCTGCGCGTCTCTCCTACCGATCCGAACGTTCTGATCGCTGAAGTGGTGCTCCCCCCGGAAGTCGGCGGTTGGTGGATGAGAGAGCTGGCGTTGGAAGACAAGGACGGCGTCTTTTCTGCGGTGGCGAATCTTGCTCCCAGTTACAAGCCGCTGCTGGCCCAAGGTTCGGGACGCAACCAAGTGGTGCGCATGCACATCATCACCAATGGCACCGCCAACATTCAGTTGAAAATCGATCCCTCAGTTGTACTGGCTACCCGCGATTTTGTGGATCGCTCTATACGAGATGCCTACTCGCGGCCCTACACGCTGATTCGCGAAGGCAAAAGCCTCACCTCCGAGCACATGGGTCTGGTGCTCTGTGACGCCAACAATGGTGCGGTGACGTTGGAGCTCCCACCTTCCGATTCGAAATTGACGAGACGAGAAATTCTGATACGTCGCAAAGACCACTCAGGCCATCGCGTGGTGGTTCGAGCGCATGGTTCAGATCGCATCCTGTTCCATACGCATCTTTCCCATAACGGGTATCCGTTTCTACCCCTGATGGGTACGGGCGATTGGTGGCACTTGTGTGCGGACGGGCGTGGCCACTGGTGGCCCCTCGGGCGACTGGATACGTTGCCGCTGGGGCATCCCGTTTTTGAAACCACTACCCAGTTCAGTCCGGGTGGATACGCCGCGTTGAATGGTCGAACGTTTGAACGCTCAGAGTGGCCTTGGCTTTGGGATCACGCGCAGCAGTCAGGAATGCTCAACACCGAGCAACACAGCATAGGTAACGAGGGCGGATGGATCGCACAAGATGACGGTTTAACCTTTCGCGGACCAGAAGGCAGGGGCGAATTTCTACGAATACTGGACGAGTCACGCAACGTGGATGCAGGTCGGAAACCTGGTTCTTGGCAAAAGGGCTCAAGACAAACCTACGACGCCAGGGGTGACGAGATTGTCGCGCTAACAACAAGCCTCACCCAAGAGTATTTGGTACGAGCCCACGACATCCATGGGTTCGACCTGGGTGAAAACGCGAATTATGAAGAAAGCCTACTGGCATTTGAACAATCTGACATTTTGGAAGGAAGCGAAGTCGGTGCAATTGCAACATCGCGCCCTCGAAACATCGCCTATCCAGGACGGATCAAAATCATTTGAGGCAGCGATGACGAATTACTTGATTGATAACGCGGGTGTCTTGACAGGGCCGATCGAGTTTCCGGTCGTGCCGGGGCTTGGGGTCGAAATACCAAGCAACGCAGTACGACTGACACGGCCACTGGGGCCTGCAAAACCAGGTCATGTCTGGGTCATGGTTGATGGCTTGCCGGAGGAACGGGTAGACCACCGTGGCATCCTCTACCGAACCGATACCGGGAAATCATTGCTATGGCGAGAGGTCGGCGAACTCCCCGATACGGTGACGATAAAAGCGTGGCCTGGCCCCCACCATCACTGGACAGGTGAGGATTGGAAGCTGGATCAGTCGGACCTGGCGGAGAAAAAAAGGTCTGAGGTACTGAGGGAGCGTGACGCCTTGATGCAGCACGCCCAGCTGCGCATCGCCCCGCTGCAGTATGCAGAGCAACTGCAGTTGATAACGCCGGACGAACAAACGGCTCTAATGGGCTGGATGCGTTATTGCGTCGAACTCAATCGAATTGAGCAAAGCACTGGGTTTCCCATCAGCATGGAGTGGCCCGTTCCTCCAACCGCAGGTACACCCTGAATCAGTTGCAATTGCCAGTCGCACCTTGTTGACCTGCTCGATACAACTGCCGCGCCTCGTCAGCTTTTGATAAGCGCGGCAGCCTGTGTGGTGTCTTCTCTCACCACGCAGATTAACCATGTCCGATTATCTACACGGCGTGCGAGTCATCGAACTCAACGATGGCTCTCGCCCGATTCGCTCCATTCCGACGGCTGTCATCGGCATGGTCTGCACCGCCGATGATGCCGATGCGGCGACCTTCCCGCTGGATACGCCTGTACTGGTCAGCAGCATTCAGACAGCCATTGGCAAGGCCGGCGTGAAAGGCACTCTCGCCACCAGCCTGCAAGCCATCTCCGACCAGACAAAACCTTACGTCATCGTTGTGCGCGTGAAAGAAGGTGAGGACGAATCGGCAACCGCGAGCGCCTTGATCGGCACTACCACGGAAACCGGTAAATACACCGGCATGAAAGCCTTACTCGCCGCCAAGTCACGGCTGGGCTTGGTGCCTCGTATTTTGGGCGTGCCGGGCCTCGATTCATTGCCTGTCGCCACCGCCCTCACCTCTATCGCCCAGCAACTGCGAGCTTTTGCCTATGTCAGCGCCTGGGGCTGCCAAACCAAAGAAGAAGCCGTTGCCTACCGCCGCCATTTCGGTGCTCGGGAAGTGATGGTTATCTGGCCTGACTTTCAGAGCTGGAGCACCGCCACCAACAAGACCACCACTGCCAGCGCCGTGGCCAACGCACTCGGTTTGCGCGCCAAGATCGATCAGCAAGTTGGCTGGCACAAAACCCTGTCCAACGTGACCGTCAACGGGGTTACCGGCATCAACGCCGACGTGTTCTGGGACCTGCAAAACCCGGCCACCGACGCCAACTACCTCAACAGCCACGACGTCACCACGCTGATCAACGAAGGTGGCTTTCGCTTCTGGGGTAGCCGCACTTGCAGCGACGACCCGTTGTTCGCTTTCGAGAGTTACACACGCACCGCGCAAGTGCTGGCTGACACCATGGCCGGCGCGCAGATGTGGGCAATGGACAAGCCGCTGCACGCGTCGCTGGTGCGCGACATGATCGAGTCAGTAAACGCCGAGTTTCGTACCAAAATCGCTGGCGGCTATCTG